GATCTAAGAATGGTTTAATCGCACTGCCACCAACTTGACTAACAATCTTATCAACAATACCAAGAATAAATGGTACACCTGACAGAGCAGCGTTGTCTACATTAGCTACATTTTTTACAACTTTTTTACCAGTCTCCGATGACAAATCAAATTTATATTCTGGACCTGCTTCTCCTGCAAGATATCCACCTGATGCAAGTTTTTCTGGTGGTGCTTCTAAAGGTCTATTAATATCAGGTCCAGGTCCATATGGGTCTGGTTGTGGGGTGCCTGCTTCATCTTCAAAACCAGATAGTCCTGCTGTTGGTGATGATGTGCCAGCATCAGATTCTTTTGGATCTTTAGGTTTAGTCTCGCCCCCTCCACTACCACCAGTAAGTGCGTCATAAACAGCACCACCAACCATGTCACCAAGGAAACCACCAAGAATAGTTCCAGCAAAGGGGACAGGAATAAGTGTTCCTAATGCTCCACCAAGTGTAGCACCAACTGCTTTTGCTGCTGCTCTGCCAAGTGGTTCACCTAACATAAGTGACACTGCAAAGTCAATCAGACCACCAATAAGCGGAATGCGTTTAATGAGAGGTCGCATTAAACCTAGTGCTGCTTTCTTAATGAATGCCTGAGATGCTTTAACTGCAGCAGTCTTGGCAAGTTTCCTACCACCTAACTTTATTGCTGTTCTTGTAACTGCTCTACCTGCACCACGCCTTCCGACTCTACCTGCAACTCTGTCACCAATATCTCCAGCAATATCGGAACCTGTAAAGAAATCAAGAGCAGTATCCAATATACTTGGCTCTTCCTTATCTTCTTCTGAATCTTCTTCATCGGGTCTTCTGTTGTCTATTTTTTCTGTGTCAGCAACATCCTCAATTCTTTCACTATCAATTTCTACTTTTTCTGCTTGTTTAGTATCTTTTTCGTCTGCTTGAAGACTAATGAATTTCTTCTGAACTTCAATTGCTTTCTTCTTAATCTTCGTGCTTTCTTTTATATGCTTTTCGACATTCTCTGTTGTAGTGTCTTGAATGTCTACTGCAAGTTCTAGTTGCTCTTCTTTATTATCTTTAGATTTAATTAACTGATCAAATCTTGTTACCAGATTTGCAAATGCTTTTCCAATACCACTATCATTTTCATTTTCAGGTGCGGGGAGTGGTCCCTGCTGCATCTCAAAATCTGGTTGTACTTGTGCAGAAAATCTACCTGACTTACCTAGTGCTGGGTCTTGAACATCAGTAGGATCTGACGAAAACGTACCTTTAGTCCTGTTAACTAAGTCTCCACCAAAATTAAAAGCTGCTGCTTTCTTTAGGTAATGTAATCTATCTTTCTTAATTTCGTTTGGATCAGCAGCTCGTGCTTGCGCTGCCATATTAAAAGATTCACCAATCTTACCGCCAAGAAATCCTGCTAGACTATCACCTTGAGCGGTGGGTGCAACCCTAATTACTTGAAATTTTTTCTTCTTATACTTTACCTTTGATTCACTAGGTAAAGTATCTTCTTCTGGTTCATTGTAAATGGATTCCAACAAAGGATCAAGCATGTTCTCATCAAAACCCTTCTCCATACGAGAGATGAGTTCACTAAGTTGCTTTTGCTTTTGTGGGTTAACCTCAGGCATTTTGTTGTTTTTGCTTTTCTTCTTGTTCTTTAATGTATTGGTTAAGCAAAGACACATATACCGTGCGTTCCCACGGCATCATATGTTCAATTTCAGTCAAACTGTATTTATGATGCTGCATAAGAGCAAAGTTAGTTCTATAATAATTCTCTAGTGTATTGTAGAACATGCTTATCCGAAAAAAGATTGTAAACCCTCCAACGTATAAGAAGATGTGACATTAGTATTTGGATTAGTAATCTCAAATTTATGACGAAGAACAGGCATAGTATTAAAGAATTTTTGAACAGATTCAAATTGTTTCTGCGTAAGACTCTCGATAAAATGTACCTTTTCTTTTTCAGTGGTTGTAGACTCGTCAAACACGTCATCACCCTCATAGATTTGATCAATGCATTTAGCAATGACACCAAAGATCTCATCAGGATCATCAGGAGTCTGTCCTAACATGGTATAGTTAACAAACTCATCCATACCAGGATATCTCATAATCATACCAACATTATCAGTCAGTTCAATTTTAGTACTATGTCCTTCAGGAATTTCTACTTTAACTGTTGAAAGGTCAACCACATAATCTACTTTAGTTTGGTTATCATCCAAGCATGTGATTTTCATTGGGACATCTTCACCAACAGATGCTGCACGAATCTTTAAGAAAAGATATTCTAAATCAAATGATGTTAAAGATTCCAATTTAATTCTAGACAACACACAAGATTTAGTAATCTGTCTTACTGCATCTAGTACTTCTTTTGGTTCAGTACTTTGTGTTGCGAGTAGTAAAACTTTCTCCTCTTTAACTAGAAAAGGTCTGTACTTAATTTTCTTTTTGGTGGATGGCAACTCAAGTTCATAAGTTGGTGTAGCAATAGATGGTAATGCCATAATAATTAACCTCGATAAGACGAAATATTGTTGTAGGTGATAGAGTGTTTGGAATAATAAAAGTTTGCTGTTACCTTTGTTGCCTGTGATGTACCAGCAGACATTGGAATAGCATCAATAGAATAAGGAAAGCATTGTAGCATAGTATATGAAATAGATGCTCTAGAATTAGAGGCATTCTTACCTTTTTCTGCTTTAGTTATTATACAAGTTGCTTGATATTGTGATGGATAAGATAATCTAACAGATCTATCTGGAGAAATTTTATCAGTAGAAGAACTAGCTTCATTTTTTACTTGTGATAATGAATTATTAGATAGACTATCGATAGGAACAATCTTTTCATCATCAGCAATATATTCATTGAAGATCGTATTATACCACACGTTCAAGAATTTAAGCGGAGTCATATCTGCATCGCAGATCCATCCCAACGAAAAGTCTGTAAAAATTCTAGTATGTGGGTAGTTTACTTGACCCTCACCAAGAAATTTGCCAGTGGTCTGTCCAGTAGAGGCAGACACATTAGGTAGTTGAGCTTCATCGCAAAATAATTTTACAACATCACCTCTATAGTTTGCTAAAGTACCTCCTTTATCTCCTCCAGTAGTTTGAATTCCTACTTTTGATAGATTTGCCGCCAGTAGAGATCCTTCAGGAAAGACCCATTCTATATCGTAAGTATTACTATAAGATAGACCACCGCTTTTAACGATAAGATCCATGAAGTTTTGTACTGACACGCTAAATAAAGATGGTGGTTTATATCTATATTTATGGCGTACTCAGGTGTTTATAAACCTGTGAACCCACAAAAATATAAAGGCAATCCTACGAGGATAGTCTTTCGTTCCTTGTGGGAGAGAAAATTCATGCACTTTTGTGATCACAATAAAAGCATCGTACAATGGGGTAGCGAGGAAGTAATCATTCCTTATCGTTGTCCAACAGACGGACGAGTCCACCGCTACTACCCTGACTTCTACATTAAAGTTGTATCTAAGTCAGGCATGGTCAGTAAATATCTGATCGAAGTTAAACCAAAAAAACAAACACAAGCACCGAATGATAAACCGAAACGTAAGACTGCCTCTTGGAGAAGAGAAGTTCTAACTTACGCTAAGAACCGCGCTAAGTGGTCTGCAGCTGAGGACTTCTGTGAGGACAGGCAGATGAAATTTTTAATCCTCACCGAAGATCACTTAGGAGTCTAGAATGGCACAAGGATTTGGATCAATCCAACGTACTAAAACGTACAACAAATCAAACACATTGTTTGAAAAAGTTAGTAACATGGCAGGCGGAGAGAAGAAATCTCTCAGTTGGTATAAGTCTACTGTCAAGCAAGTTGCTTCATCTTATGGGAAGAATTTAGATAAGTATGTGAGAGATGAACTAGCATCTAATGAAGATGAGAACACTCTTCGTAGGTATACAAAAGAGGGACACCTCTACATGTTTGAATACAAAGCAAAGATGAAACACCTACCATACTATGATAAGAATCCTCTTGTCTATGTTATTAAGTCAGGACCATCTGAATTTTTTGGAGCAAACCTCCACTACATGAACCCAAAGAAAAGAATTTTGGTAGTACAAAAGTTAATGGAAGGAAGAATAGACATTCCTAAAAAATGCTTCCATAAATACTTGCAGAATCATGTAGATGGTTTTCTGCTTGATCTAAGCAAAACAGAATGGGATACTGCTATCCTTCTACCAACTGAAGACTTCGTTAAAAATATTGGTTCTACCGCCTTCCCATATGATAAAGAATTAGTTTGGGAAGAAACTAGTGAATCCTATTATGATAAAATTAAAGGACGACACGTAGTAAAGAGTTACTAATGACTGTAAAATTCAATCTTATAGGTAATAGGTCATCAAAACCTGTCAATGCACAACGACTTTCCTATCCATCAGATAAAGTCTATGAGTCGCACACAGACTATGTAAAATTTCGGTTTGTTAAATACAAACCACCTTTTGCAAATATAGATGGTGGTAATTACGTAGGTATAGATGGTAACAAATCAAAAGGCGATGAGTCATTAAACATATACAACAATAGTCTTACGCAGTTTATCTCAGCAGGTCTGCCAGATATTTTCATGTATATGCCTGAAGATATTCAGACAGAGTATGGTGCTGAATGGGGTGGTAAAGGGTTCACCAATACTGGTGCTGGTATGCTGAGAGCGGCGGGTACAATGGCCAATGCTGATAATGCAGTAACAGCTGCTGGATCACTTGCTCAGGGATTTGGTAGCATGATGCAACGTGGTCCAGCACTAGTTGCTGATGGTATTGCACATGCAATGAATTCTTTGCCTGGTAAAATTGGTGGAGCTGTTGATTTGAATGATGTACTAGGTGGTATTGGTGGTGTTATTCT